ATATAAAGTTACTGTATCTTTTAATAAAGAATATGGCGATGCAGATGATAGAAGTTATATAACTAAAAAGATATTAATACAAAAAGAAAAACATCTTAAATTTCGTGATGAAAATAATAAACTTGTAGAATATAGAAGTGCAGCAGGTTTAAATTACATAATAGAGGATATTTAATGCAACAAATATTAATAGGAATAATTTTAATTTTAGGATTAAGTAGCTATTGGTTATATAATGAAAATGTAACTTTAAAAGCTAACAATGTTGCATTAGAAGGTGCTATAGCTACACAAGAAGAAGCAATACAATCTATACAAGCAGACTTTGAATTACAAACAGGACAATTAAATGACCTTGTAATTAAAAGCCAAGCAGCACAAAGAGAGCTTAATAGATATACACAGTTTATAAAAGACTATGAATTATCTGCAAAAATACTGGCAGACCCAGTAGAAATGGAAAGGAAAATAAATAATGGTACAAAACACATTATGGAAGAAATCGAAGAAATCAGCAATGTTGTTGACGACCTTGATGATGGTCTGCAGTTGCAGCCTAATTCCAACTAAAGAAATACAAGTTACAGCAAAACCACTAGATAGGACAATAGTTCAACCTATTATGCCTAGAGAAATAGATTTAAAAGAACCTATGTGGATTGTTGTTACTCCTGAAAACTGGGAAGAACAACTTGCAAGAATAGAAAAACAAGAAGGCGAACTTGTATTTTTAGCCATGACAATACCTGATTATGAGGTAATGGCTTACAATATGCAGGAACTTAAAAGGTATATAAATGAACTTAAAGAAGTTGTTGTGTATTATAGAACAGTTACTACAACTAAAAAGGAAGAATAATATGAATATATCACAAGAAGGATTATCTTTAATTAAGAAATTTGAAGGTTGTGAACTTGAAGCTTATCGTTGTGCAGCTAATGTTTTAACAATAGGATATGGCTCAACCAAAGGTGTTAAAGAAGGCGATACTATTACACAAGAAGAAGCTGATAGTTTATTGTTACATGAGATGGATGAATACGAAGGATATATTAATGACATGGTAAAACCTGATTTAAAACAAAATGAATTTGATTCACTTGTATCATGGGTTTTTAATTTAGGTCCATCAAATCTTTCTAGCAGTACACTCTTACAAAAATTAAATAATAAAGATTGGAACGATGTGCCAAATCAAATAAAAAGATGGAATAAAGCTGGTGGTCAAGTAAAACAAGGTTTAGTAAGAAGAAGAGAAGCAGAAGCCTTATTATTTGAAGGCAAAGAATGGCATGAGGTTTAAATATGACATTAGCCAAATATGTATTTAGACCAGGTATAAATAAAGAAGGTACTAATTATAGTAACGAAGGCGGCTGGTTTGACGCAGATAAAGTTAGATTTCGTAAAGGTAGACCCGAAAGAATAGGCGGTTGGCAAAAACAAAGCACAGACAGTTTTATAGGCACGGCTAGAAAAATATTTGTATATAGAGCATCTAGTGGCACAAACTATATTACTTTAGGCACTCATCAAAAATTTTATGTATTAGAAGGAAACTCTTATAGTGATGTTACCCCCATACGAGCCACGACTACTAATGGTATTGTTTTTTCTGCTACTAATGGCAGCACTACTATAACTGCAACTGATGATGCTCATGGTGCTGTTGAAGGAGATTTTGTAACTATAAGTGGTGCAGTATCTTTAGGTGGCAATATTACTGCTGCTGTATTAAATCAAGAATATCAAGTAACTGCAGTACCAAGTGTAGATACATTTACTTTTACAGCTACTGCTACAGCAAATTCTAGTGATAGTGGTAATGGTGGTTCTGGTGCGGATGCAGCTTATCAAATAAATACAGGTCTTGATGTTTATGTTCGTTCAACAGGTTGGGGTGCAGGAACTTGGGGTGCAAGCACATGGGGTTCTGCAACAAGTTTATCTCTTACTAATCAATTAAGATTATGGTCTATAGATAATTTTGGTGATGATGTTGTTTTAAATCCAAGAGCTGGTGGCATTTTTTATTGGGATGAATCATCAGGAACTAGCACAAGAGCAGTAAATGCAACAAGTTTAAGTAATGCTAGTGATGTTCCAACAGCAGTATTACAAGTTATGATTTCTGATGTAGATAAACACGCAATAGCTTTTGGATGTAATCCTATAGGTTCTACAACTATTGACCCTTTATTAGTAAGATTTTCAGATACAGAAAGTATTATAGATTGGACACCAACTGCAACTAATCAAGCTGGTGGTGTGCAACTATCAATGGGTTCTACAATTATAGGTGCACTTAGAACAAGACAAGAAATACTTATTTGGACAGATGCAGGTATAGTTTCTATGAGATTTGTAGGAGCACCATTTGTATTTTCATTTAATGAAGTAGCACATGGTCCATCTTTAATATCTCCTAATGCAGCAGTTAATGCTAATAATCAAGTTTACTTTATGGATAATGGTGGATTCTATAGTTATTCAGGTAGTGCTCAAAGATTACCATGCACAGTATTAGATTATGTTTTAAGTGATTTAAATCAAGCACAAGCATTTAAAGTATTTGGTGCAGTTAATGATAGTGCTAATGAAATAATGTGGTTCTATCCATCAGGAAGTAGCTTAGAAGTAGATAAATATGTTATGTATAATTATTTAGAAAATGTATGGTCTATTGGCACGACATCAGATAACTTTGTAAGAACTGCTTGGGATTCTGCTTTAATATTAGATAATCCAATAGCAGCTAGTAAAAACGACAGTACATCTAATAACAATTACATTTTTGCACATGAAATAGGTCATGGAGATGATGGTAGTAATTTTAGTGCATATATAGAATCAAGTGATTTTGACCTAGACCCAGATGGAGAAAAGTTTATAGCAGTAAATAAAATAATTCCTGATGTACAATTTAGAGACCAACAAAATACTACAGATGATGTAACTATTACAATTAAAGGTAGAGATTATCCATTACAAGATTTATCTACTTTATCTACTGTATCAGTTACACCAGCTTCAACATTTACTAATACAAGAGCTAGAAGTAGACAATGTGCTATTAGAGTATCTAATTCATCAAGTGATTATGGTTGGAGACTTGGTGATTTAAGATTAGATATAAGACCAGATGGTAAAAGATAATGGCAAATCCTAAATCAATAGCATTACCTTTAGCACAACAAGAATATAGTTCTGCAGATGAAGCAGTTACAAGAAGAATAATGGAACAAGCAATACAAGATTTAGCTATAGAATTAGATAAACTTCAAAAATTACAAAGTGTTGTAGTGAGTAAGGGATTAAAAAGACATCAATTTTTATTAATGGGAATGAAACATGGCTGATAATTTAAAAGTATTAGGTCAAGTTGACCCTGCAGCAACAACAACAACTACACTTTACACTTGTCCAAATATGACACAAACAACAGTTAGTTCTATAGTTGCAGCAAATAGGACAGGTTCTGCAATAACATTTAGATTAAGTGTTCATGTAGCTGGTGCAACTGCAGATGATAAACAATTTCTTTTTTATGATAAATCAGTAGCAGCAAATGATTCATTATCAATAGTTTTAGGTATAACATTAAATCAAACAGATGTAGTAAAAGTTTATACAAGTGCAGTAGATATGAGTTTCAATATGTTTGGTTGCGAAACCAAAGAGGAAGATAGATAAATATGGATATAAAACAACAAACCAAAAATGTAGCAGCACAAGGTCGTTTTGGCGATTCTATGTTACTTCATGTAAATCCTGCAGAAGTTAAAGGATTAGCATCTGCTATGCCTATAACTACAAATCCAGAAACAGGACAGCCAGAAGCTTTTTTACCTTTCTTAGCACCTATGTTAGGTTCATTAGTTGGTAGTAGTCTTTTAACAGGTGCAGGAGCTGGAGCATTAGGTGGTTTAATAGGTGTTAAAGGATTATCTGCAGCAGCAGCAGCAGGTATAGGAGCAGGTTTAGCTTCATATGCACAAACAGGTGGTTCTGGAAGTAAAGCATTATTATCAGGTCTTACAGCAGGACTAGGAGCTAAAGCTTTAAATACAGCAGCACAAGGTTTAAATCCTGAAGTTATAGAGCCTATAGCAACAGGTGGTGTTTTACCAACAGATACAGCAGCTAGTAATATTGTTAGTCAAGTAGCAGCAGTAAATCCAAATATACCAGCTCCTGTTGTAACTCCATCTATTGATAAATTTTCATCTTTAAGAGATACAGGTGCACAACTATTTAGCGGTGGTTTAGATGAAGGATTAAAAAATATAGCAGGTGCAGCAATGACTCCTACTGGTATGTTAGCAGCAGGTGCAGCAGGTACTGGAGCTGTAATGGAATCACAAGCAGAATTTGAAAGACAAATGGCTCAAATGCAATTAGATGAAGAAGAGCGTAAAAGAAGAATGTATGAAATGTACCCTGAACAAATACCAATAGCTACAGGTGGTAGTACTAATTTTGCAGATGGAAAATCTACTTCAATAGATGCAAAAAATAATTATTTAAATTATTTACGAGAAATAGAACAAGAAACTTTTAAATTAAGCAGACGAGCACCAGGAGAAAATCCAACTGGATTACCAGTATTTGGAGCTAGAGATAAAATACGAGCATCGCAAAATTATATACAAGCTCGTAAAAATGTTGTAAATGCTTTAAGAAATTTAACGGATGAAAATTTAGCAGCTTATGAAAGAGGCGATTTTAAAAACTTAAGCACAGGTATTGCAAAAGATGAAATTAAAAAATATAAAAATTTTGTATCATCTACTAATATTGTAAATCAAGTAAAAGATGTAAATAAATCTTCTGGCGGTACGATAGGTTTTCAAAGAGGTCGTAACATAAATATATCTTATGACCCAAGAGAAACTAATAATTTTAATCCAGGTTCTGGTGAATATTATGTTCCTGGAGGTCGTGCACAAACTACTACTAGAAGAGCTAGACCTATAATACCTGGATTTATGGCAGGTTTTTCTCCTGAATATAGATACTTTCAAGGAGATGACCCATCAACATATCTAACAAGATATGCTAGAGATATACAAGATAGCAGTAATCCACAAGATTTTGGTCAATCACAATTTCAATATGGTGGATTTAGACCACCTATGCCATTACAATCACCATTTATGCCTAGATTTGGAGGATTTAATAATCCATTTATGCAATCTCCAAGTTATCAAAGTTTTTATGGCAATCCTCAAATGGGTGGTATGTATAATCCTTATGCAAGATTTAATCAACAACCTATACAACCATATTATGGGTATCAACCACCACAAACACCACCACCACCAGATGTACCACCACCAGATGATATACCTCCACCAAGTGATGGAGGAGACTTGCCACCACCAGATGTACCTATAATTCCTCCTATTGATGATGGAATAGGTCGTAAAGGTAGAACTAGAAATGTAGAACCTGTAAGTCCACCAGATGATTTTATTACTCCTGGACCTATAAGAACTGCGGATTTTCAAGATTCTGATGGCAATATGATTGATGATAGAGATGAAAGACCTGTAAGACCTATTCCAGAACCTATGCCTTTTAATCCTCCTATAGATATGAAACCAAGACAAACTATAGAAGATAATCCACCTTTTATTAAAGATACACCTCCTCCTACAATAACCATACCTATTGAAGGTGGAGCAGATGTAACAATACCTGATTTTAGTAAAATAAATATTCCTAATCCTAGAGATGATTTTATGTCTATTAATAGAATATCTGAGCCAAGAGATGAATTTATATCTAGTATGCCTAATGAAAATCCAGTTTCATTTGCAGCTTCTTCAATATCTCCTCCTATGATTGCAGGTTTAGAAGATAGAGATACAACACCTTTTGTACCACCTATAGTACCACCTGTTCAATCAGTAACAACACCACAGCCTATAGGTCCAGCACCTAGACCTGTACAAGAACCAGTAGAAATGACTACTATAACTAGACCTAATTTGTTAGGTGAAATGCAAACAGTTAATATAGGTAATTATAATTTACCTTCAGGACCAATAACTCCTAGTGAACCAGTTGACCCAAGAATTGGTACAGGAATAAAAATGCCATCAGGACCAGCTATGGGTAGTATAAGTGCAGTACCTACACCAACAGCACCAACTCCTACAATGCCTAGACCGCCTATGAGTGGAGGTATTTTTGGAGCACCTATGTTTGCAGAAGGTGGAGATACTGACTTACCTAATAAAGGTTTAGAAGCTTTAGCTAAAACAGAAAAAGGTAGAGAAGCTGTAGAAGCAATGGGTTATCAAGAAGGTCAAGATATAAATATGCCTACTGGGCAATCAACAGATATGATGATGCAAGACCCTATAGTTCAAGAAGTTATACAGTTTATTCTTGGTGAAACAGATAATAATGAAATTATAAATGAGTTTATAATTAAATATGGTCAAGAACAACTTATGATGTTGAGAGATATGGTATTAAAACAAGCTGCAGGTAATCCAGATGTACAAACAGAAGGATTAATAGAAGGCAACGGAAATAGCGGTATGGCAGATGATTTACCTATGAATATAGGTAATAAAGCAATAGCTGCTGTATCACAAGATGAATATATTATTCCAGCAGATGTTGTATCTATGTTAGGTGATGGTAGTTCTGATGCTGGTTCTAAACAGTTAGATGCTTTCTTGGATAAAGTAAGAACAGAAAAAACTGGAACTACTAAACAAGCTAAGCCATTAGATACAGATAAGGTACTACCAGT